ACAATGATCTTAAATGAACTTACTACCAAAGACTTCAGCAAAGGTCAGATCAACGCTGATTCAAAACCAATCATTGAGCATCAATCACGTGATGCTGAACAGATACTGGGACCCATCAGAGAGTTTTGGGAAGAAGAAGATAGGCGGAATGGTGGCACTACATTCAATGACTTGTTCAAATGAGTTACATCATACACACTGGCGATAATCGCGATATACTCAAAACCCTGGCAGACAACTCAATAGATGCCATAGTCACGGACCCACCATATGGTATTGACTTCTTAGGTAAAAGCTGGGACGCCAACACTGGAGCTGTGGAGACCTATGAAGAATGTCTGCGTGTGCTTAAACCAGGCGGACACATATTAGCATTCTCAGCGGCACGCACCTATCATCACCTGGCAATAACATTGGAACAAGCTGGCTTTGAGATCAGAGATCAGATCATGTGGATATATTCTAGTGGCTTCCCCAAGAGTCAAGATGTTGGCAAAAGCATACAAAGAAGTCTTGGCGTTAAAGAAACTAAAGCCAGTAAAGGTATGAATGCCTATGCTGAAGTTAAAGATAAAAAAGGCAAAGAGAAGTGGATGAATCCTGGTAATGTCACATCTGAAGATTATCCAGAAAAGAAAGACACAGTAGTCTGCACTGATCCACAAGCCAAAGCCTGGGAAGGTTGGGGCACAGCACTCAAACCCGCACACGAACCTATCTGTTTGGCACGCAAACCCCTAAAGCAGAGCATAGCGGCTAACTGCCAAGAATGGGGCACTGGTGCATTGAATATTGATGCCACTCGTATTGAATGGGATCAAGCCGCTCAAGAACGCATCGCTGAGAGTAATGCCAAAGGCGGTATCAAGATTGGTAAAGGCATTGAAAAATACGGAACCATTGGTGAAGATGCTGAAAAAACACAAGCCAAGGCATTGTTAAATGAACAAGGGCGTTTCCCCTCTAATGTCTTAGGTGAGATCCTACAAGCAGACTATCAAAAGTATTTCTATTGTCCCAAAGTCAGCAGACAAGAGCGACATATTGGCTACGACTTACCACCAGCTATGTTTGGTAATGTCCAAGGCTGTTATGATGAGAATGGTGAAAGATACGCAGTTGGACTTGATGCCCGCACTGAGGGTGTCTTATCTAATGATGAAATGTTAGCCAAAATGGGTGGACACTACACTGATCCTACCAACCAGGGCAGTAAAAGTATTTGGTTGCCAGAAAAAGGTGTAATCTATGCTCACGGACTTAAAAACGAGTATAGTGAATGGTGTAAGAAAAATAACATTGATTTAGGCAATGTGGGCAACAACCACCCCACCGTCAAACCTGTAGAACTAATGAAGTATTTGATTAAACTCATAACACCACCAGGTGGCACCGTATTGGATCCTTTCAACGGCAGTGGCACAACAGGTATGGCGGCAGTGGAACTGGGCTTTAACTATATTGGCTGTGAGTTGGATCCAGCTTACGTTGAGATTAGCGAGAAACGCATTGAGGCTTGGCGTAATCGTGACTACCATGCTGATGTGTTTGACAGCTTGTTCACCTTTGGAGACTGATATGAAACAGCTCAAAGTGATATTCAAGAACAGTGGGGACGCACTCAAGTTCGTTGACATAGCTCGCACCAGTGGATTATACTCCTGGGACTGTGATCTATTAGAACGTGACATTATATTAAACTACACCAAGCCATTACCTCAGACTGTAAAGAATACCAAAACCTGGTATTACGACACTGATGTAGAAGCAGAGTTTAACCGTTGGATAAGCTATATGACACTGGCTGGTTATGCCTTACAGATTAAGATGATAACCAAACCTAAGAAGTAAAATTAGTTAAATATAAACAAAAGAAGGAATAATCGTGCTCAACCCAGATTTTGATCCCTTACAACTACTACATGATCTACAACAGATACAGTTTGAACAAGCTGAAAATCTAGTCAAGGTCAGTGAATGGATGGTCAGTGTCAGCACTGCCAGCACTGCTCAAAGCACACAGTTAGATCACATGTTCAGTATGATAAGTGCTATGAACAAACAACTGTTGTTTATTGATCAACGTATTAAGCTATTAGAACAGCATGTCTTAGAGAGTATAAATAATACTGAGATCTCAAGCCCGGAGTAGTCGACGACTCCTGGACTATAATTATAGGAATAACAAATGCCAGCAAATCTAACCCTTAGAACACTCACGCCTACCCTAGGCACTACCAAAGGCAGTGCTTTAACCTTTGCGGAAATGGACAACAATTTAAAAAACCTAGACGCACTACTAGGTATAGCCAATGTCAGCGTAGATACTGCACCAACTCTAGGTGGTAATCTAACTGTTAATGGCAATTATTTCCTTGGTGCACAAAATTGGACGAGTTCAGTAACACAAGCGGCTAATGCCACAGTATTAGGCACACAGATATTCAATTCAAACACTGCCTCAGGACAAGTAGCCAGTGAAATTACATTCAAAACAGGCGGCACCCTAGGTTCACCAACTTACACAGCTGGCATTGGATTAGGTGGTCCAGGATTCAATCTAAGTGGATTGGGTCTAACTGTATTCCCAGGTGATGCTTACTTCTACAGTCTAGGTGGTAATGTTAAACTAGTAGACTTGTTAAGCTCAGGATCAACTCTAGCATTTAGCAATGGCACAGGTGCTGACTTATTCAAAGTCAACAGTTCAACAGGTGCGGCTACATTCACAGGCACTGTCACAGGCACATCAGCTACATTCACAGGTAATGTCACTGGGAATACCGCAGGTTTTGCCATTGGTTATAGAGATGTTCCACAGGTCACAGCAGGCAATGTAACTCTAGCATTAACAGATGCTGGTAAACACTACCTAGATACCAGCCTGGCACCATTGACTATTACTATTCCAACCAATGCCAATGTGGCATTTGAAATTGGCACGGTGGTAAGTTTTATAAACCAAAGCACAGGCAACCTCACCATCACAGCTCCCACTGGTGGCAACCTATGGTTAGCAGGTAATTCTACCAGCGCAAATAGAACTGTCACCACATATGGTGCGGCTACCATAATGAAAGTTGGCACTAACAATTGGTTTATCAACGGCAACGGAGTAAGCTAATATGAGTGGTATCCAACAGATGTTGTTTGCCAGCACCAGGCCTCAGGTCACTGGACCTACAGATCCCGACTTTGCCAGCGTGGAACTACTATTACAAGGTGGACAATCAAATGGTTCAACTACCATAGTAGACTCTAGTGGAAATGCACGCACACCAGATACCAATCAAGATGTTGATTACAGCAACACACAGACCAAATGGCAATCTACCAGTCTTAAATTTGATGGAGATGACTATTTAGGATATGCATATACAGCAGACCTACAGCCCAGTGGTGACTTTACCTGGGAGGCCTGGTTATATCCAACTACTCTAAATAATTTCCCAACACTCATGGGATATGGCGCAAATGGTATTGCTCTACTATATCACTTCACTGGTGATAGTATCAAGATCGAGATGGACCTAAATGGCTCAGGTTTAGATGTTAACCATTCAACAGGAACCAGTCTCACCATTAACGTCTGGCAACACCTAGCTGTGACCAGAAGTGGAAGTGATGTGCGTGTGTTTAAAGATGGCACACAGATTGGTTCCACACAGCCATTGACAGGTGCTCCATCAACCACACGTAATCTATCAATTGGTAGTTATGTGCATCCTAGCAGTGGTGGTGGAGCAAGCCCAGGTAACTATTTCACTGGCTATATGGACGATATTAGATTCACCAATGGTGTGGCTAGATACACAGCCAACTTTACCGCACCCACAGCGGCATTCCCAACACAGTAGGAGCAGAGATGGCATTACGACTAACTTTAACAGCTGGCCAAAGCCCAGCACCATTCCTAGGATCAGCGACGGAATTAGGATATACAATTTCACAGGTTGACCACGAGTTGACTTATGAACGAACAGATGCTGGTGATTATCAGGATCTAATTGCGAAATTCAATACAGTAAAACCCACAGAATATGTATTGAATTATGAAATAATTTAACAGGAGACACAACCATGTCAGCAGCAAGTAATTATTTAGAGAACAAGGTATTAGATCACACCTTGCGTAATGCAAGTTTTACGCAACCAAGTGGACTATTCATTGGCTTGTTCAAAAACAATGCCTTAGGCAATTTAGAAGCAGGCACATTGTCTGATGAGATTTCAACATCAGGCACAGCTTACGCTCGCAAGGCAGTGACATTTGGCAACGCGGCATCAGGATCAGCTAGCAATTCAGCTACTGTGACTTTTGATGCGGCTACAGCTGAATGGGGCACAGTCACAGCTATCGCTATCTTGGATGGTGATACTGAAGGCAGCAATAATGTCTTATTCTACGGTAATCTAACCACAGCTAAATTGATTGAAACAGGCGATACTCTACAGTTCGTCAGCAATAACGTCACTGTAAGTCTAGCGTAATCGCCGTCCCAACTGAGGGAACGGCCGTGCTGACTACCGCTAGAATCATTCTCATGGCAGTGTCCTTGGCACTGCCATACTCACCTACTCGGAGTCTAGGTCATGGCTAATCGACTAATAAGTATTGGCTATGGAACTAATGATGACCTAGTTCAAACCTACACGATTTCTGGTAATACCTATACACCTGCGGCTAACATCAGCGTAAACATACGAGCAGTTAATCGTGTGCGTTGGAGCGGTGATGGTAACTTACTAGCAGTTGCACAGCCTAGTGGCTCAGGTCAAGAAATAACCATAGGTGAATTTGCCAGTAACACATTTACTAATCACACATTTACTCTAGTATCAGCCTCGGCTCGAGGCCTAGGCTGGAGTTCAGACAGCGCTCGGTTAGCTGTGGCTCATGATGATTTAGATGTATTCTATAGAGGCTCGGGCAATACTTACACAAAAACCACAGTAAGTTCAGTAAACGGTTGGAATGATGTGGTATGGAACGCAGATGATTCAAGTCTAGCCGCAGTGTTTGATGAGTCACCATACCTGCATGCGTATAATAGATCAGGTAATGTCTAC